CCGCCAACGCCATCACCAGCAGACCTAGCCGCGTGCGAAACCAGCGGACTCCCCTGGTACGTTGTCAATCCCAAAACCGGGCAGTGGGGCGAATGCACGCCGTCGGGGTACAAGGCGCCGCTAATTGGCCGCGAGTGGGTGTGGGGCGTTCACGACTGCTGGACATTAACCCGCGACTGGTACGCCGAGCATGGCATCACGCTCCGCGATTGGGAACGCTGCAACAACCCTGATGACTTTCAACTATCGCCCTACTTCGACAAGTGCTGGCGTGACACCGGCTTTAGAGAACTGGACGAGGACGAAGAACTGCAGCACGGCGACGCACTGCTTATGGCCATCAACAGCGCTGGCCTTAACCACTGCGCCGTCTACCTCGGCCATCAAGAAGTGCTGCACCACATCCAACATCGATTGAGCGGACGTGACTTCTATTCCGGCTGGCTCCTAAAGTGTACGGGTAGAAGGTTGCGTCATGCTGCGTAAGATCAAGCTATACGGCAAGCTCGCCCAGTTCGTCGGCCACCGCATCCTCGAAGCCGACGTAGCAACCGCCGCTGAAGCCGTGCGATTCCTAGTTGCAAACTGGCCCGCACTGGAACGCCACATGGCTGACCAGCATTACCGCGTAAGTGTCGGCACCTACGACCTTGAGCTAGAAGAGTTGCACCATCCCGCCGGGCAACAAGAAATCAAGATCGTGCCCGTGATGGCTGGCGCTGGCGCAACGGGGCGGATCATTGCGGGTATTGCGTTGGTCGCTATCGGCTTGTTTGTCCCTGGCATCGGTGCACTAGGTGTGCAGATTTTGGTTGGCGTCGGCGCCAGCCTCGTTCTTGGTGGCGTCGCCCAGCTACTCACGCCTACGCCGAAAGTCCCCACCGGCCCCGACACCCAAAACGATCCCCGCAAGAGCTACAGCTTTAGCGGCATTCAAAACACCAGCCGTCAAGGCGTACCGGTTCCCATCGTCTATGGCGAAACCATCGTCGGCAGCGTGGTCATATCCGCTGGCATTGATACCGTGCAGGTGCAGGCATGAGCATCATCGGCGCAGGCGGGATGGGCGGTGGCGGCAAGGGTGGCGGTGGCGGCGCTGCTCGCACCCCAACCACTGCAAACGACAGCCTCGACTCAACTCAGTACGCCCAGGTCATCGACCTAATCAGCGAAGGCGAGATCGCCGGCCTTAAAGACGGGTTCAAAAGCATCTTCCTTGATAACACGCCGCTGCAAAATCCAGACGGAACCTTCAACTTTCAAAACGTCACGATCTACACGCGCAATGGCACCCAAAATCAAGATGTCATACCTTTTGCTGGTGTAATCGAGGATGAACGCCCGGTCAGCGTAACGGTCCGCAATGACGGCGCTGTCACCCGCACCATCACCGACTCGCAAACCGAAGCAGTCCGCGTCACCATCACAGTGCCGCGCCTAGAGCGCATCACCGACCAAGGCGACACCGTAGGCGAATCCGTACGGCTGCAGATCGCCATTCAGTACAACGGTGGCGGCTTTACTACCGTCATCGACGACACCATCGCAGGTCGATCAGGCGACCTGTACCAGCGCGATTATCTAGTTGGCCTCGCTGGCGCGTTTCCGGTAGATGTCCGCGTTACGCGCATCACGCCTGACAGCAACGACCTACGACTGGCAAATGAGTTCTCTTGGTCCAGCTACACCGAAATCATCTACGCCAAGATCGCATATCCCAACAGCGCACTGGTTGGCATCCGCATTGACGCCGAGCAGTTCAACAGTATCCCCAGCCGCAGCTATCGGGTCCGGGGCGTCAAGGTGGCCGTACCCAGCAATGCAACCGTCGACCAAACCAACGGCCGCATCACCTACGCAGGCATCTGGAATGGCACGTTTGGCGCTGCCCAATGGACCAGCGACCCAGCGTGGATCTTGTGGGACCTGTTGACCAGCACTAGGTACGGCTTCGGTGAGCACATTATCGCCGCAAGCCTAGATAAGTTTGCGTTTTTCTCGGCGTCCCAATATGCATCCGAGCTGGTGCTGGACGGCTTCGGCAGCTACGAACCTCGCTTCTCCTGCAATTGCAACATTCAAACGCAGGAGGATGCGTACAAGCTGATCAACGATATGTGCAGCGTGTTTCGCGTGATGCCCTTCTGGGGACTCGGCTCGCTGACCGTCGCCCAAGACAAACCAGTAGATCCGGCCTACCTGTTTACGCTGGCGAACGTCACTGAGGAAGGTTTCAGTTACAGCAACAGCAGCCTTAAGACGCGACCCAATGTTGCTGTAGTTAGTTACCTAGACCTAGAACTACGCGACACCGTATTTGAGGTAGTAGAAGATGCCGAAAACATCGCCAAGTATGGCGTCATCAAAACTGAAATCAGCGCCTTTGCCTGCACCAGCCGCGGCCAAGCACGACGCATCGGTGAGTGGATTATCTACTCCGAGCGCTACGAAAACGAAACCATTACATTTACAACCAGCGTTGATGCCGGTGTTGTAGTACGGCCAGGGCAGGTAATTGAGGTAGCTGATCCAGTCAAAGCGGGCGCAAGACGCGGCGGGCGCATCTCTGCCGCAACCACAACGGCCATCACAGTTGATGACGCTACCGGCCTAACGGCATCAGGCGCTCAACTGTCGGCAATCTTGCCTGACGGCACCGTCGAGAAACGCACGGTTGCATCCATTGCCGGCAATGTCATCACGGTATCGGCAGCATTTACAACTGCGCCAAATGTAAACAGCGTATGGGTATACGAAACCAGCAACATCCAGCCTTCAACGTGGCGAGTACTAGCCATCCAAGAGCAGGACGGCATTAACTACAGCGTCAGCGCACTCTCTTATAACGCCAGCAAATACGACTACATCGAGCGCGACCAGCCACTACAGCAACGCGACATAACAGACCTAAACATTATCCCCGAAGCGCCGATCAATTTAGCGGCAACAGAAGTCTTATACGATGGCGGCGGTATTGCCAAGAGCAAGCTAGTTGTTGATTGGCAACCAGTACTAGCAGTTAAGGACTACAAAATACGCTGGCGCTTTGGCTCCGGCAACTGGAATATCTTTACGGTTTCGCGGCTTGACTTTGAAATCCTCGACACATCCCCCGGCGTCTACACAATTGAAGTTTATTCAATCGGCGCCAACTTAAGACCCTCGCTACAACCTGCACTACTGACATTCCAAGCATTTGGCAAGACTGCGCCACCCGCAGACGTATTAGGCGTCAGCCTGCTTGCAATTGACGAAGCAAGTGCCATCATCAGCTGGGAGCGTGCTACTGAACTTGACGTGTTGCTAGGCGGCAAGGTGCTTATCCGGCACAACGTCGCGATTGCTACTCCTACATGGGAAGCGTCCCAGGATATTGTGCCAGCGGCGGCAGGCAGCCAAACACAAAAACAAGTGCCCCTACTTGAGGGCAGCTACCTATTGAAGTTTGAAGATGACTTCGGCAACCGCTCTGTAAATGCCATTGCAGTAGTAGTAGACCTACCTATACCGCAAGCACGCTTTGCGGTGAAGACATACGCAGAGGACCAAGAGACGCCGCCCTTTAGCGGCAACGTCACGGGGATGTATTACGACCCAGAGCTAGACGGAATTGTTATTGACTCTGGGCAGCTCATAGACACCTTGGCGACAGATGGCAACTTCGATGCTCTTTCGACCATTGATGTTATTGGCGGCGTCAATCCTGCCGGCGAGTATGAGTTTGGTAGCTCATGGGATATGGGCAGCGTTTTTGACGTAAATATCAGGCGGCGTTTTGTGGCACGGCCGATTCTGCCTGGCCAGTTATTTGACGACAACACACTGCTAATCGACGAGTGGCCGCAAATTGATGAAGACAATCTTGACAGGGTAAACGCAGAGATGTATGTGCGCACTACCAATGACGACCCTGCCGGCACTCCCGTTTACGGCGACTGGAACCAATTTGCTAATGCCATTGTGCGCGGCAGAGGCTTTCAGTTCAAAACCATCGCTACTTCAAGCGATCCTTCGATAAACATCCTGATCGACGAGCTTGGCGTGGAGATGGAGTTACAGCTATACACTGAGCAATCAGCAGTGCTTACTAGCGGTGCCAGCACCTATGCCGCTACATTCCCCTATTCTTTCTACCAACCACCCAATATCGGCATTACGGCTAATAATATGGCTACTGGGGACTTCTTCTTGATCACCGCAGTGACACGCCTTGGCTTTACAGTAGAATTTAAGAAC